TGTCTCCAGCTTGTAAAGCTTCTGAGGCATCCTTATAATCGTATAGAAAGCCGATGAATACTTTGCCAGGTGGTAATACACCAGCAGCATCTTTAGCAGCCTTCTGGCCTGCCTCATCGTTATCAAAGAACAGGACAACTTTGTCGTAGTAATTGATCCATTCGTAGTTGTTTTGAATGGCTTTTTTGGCAGCAGCCGCACCGTTCGGGATAGAAACTACCGACCAATTTGGCTGTGCTTCCCAGACGGACATTGCATCCATCTCGCCTTCTACGATAACTAGCTTCTGCTCCTTCTTACTTGTTTTGTGACGGTAGTTCTGCATCCCAAACAGGGACTTGACTTCACCTTCACAACGAAACTCTTTGTCCGGTGTTCTTACTTTTGCTCCGACAACCTTTCCAGAGCTGTCGAAATAATAGTGGCGTAGAAGTTCTCCGTCTCGATAAGTCTTGAAGAGTTCACAGGTTTTCTCTGAGATTCCTCTGGAGTGCAACCTTCCGGCTGATCCTTGTAGTTGTACATGTTGCACGCGATGGTGAGTGTGGTTTGTAGCGGAATCATCCGCAGGTTTGTAGTAATTGCATTTGTGGCAATACTCATGCCCGTCTGTGTAGATACTGTTTGCATCAGATGATCCACACTGCGGGCAAGGTATATGCCTGATAAATTCAGAGTCGCTCACAAGAGCCAATCAATAGGGATAGTTGCGAAGGACGTCCACTTGATGCCTAACTTGTCGCACCATTGTGCATACGTCGTCTTCGATTTCTTAGAGATAGTATTGAACGGTGCCTGAAAGACCATCCGAAGATCAATGTCAGGGTTTTGTTGGATGACTGACTTGATCTTCTTTCGATCTTTGGAGTCCCAGTAACCCTTAGCTTCAAGCCAAACTCCATTCGGAAGGATGAAGTCAGGCGTGTAGTTATGTTGGATTACATAAGGGACTCTCGTACTTTCGTACTCATACTTGACACCCAGTTCTACAAGAAGGTCAGCGACCCTCTCTTCAAGACCGGATCTAAAAGCCATTTATGTAGTGGTCATACATTTCATCGAAATCTCTGTACTCTCAGAAATCGACTTCACCCTCAGGCAATGGAGTCACAGCAGGCTCTGATGTTTTGAAGCCTTTTGTCGTGCCGAACAACTCGGCCACATCCACGTCATCCATATCACCGGTATCAATACCAGCAGAAGTAGACAGGGTTACGACCTGGACACCTTGCAGCTTGAGGCTTGTGCCATAGGTCACCTTGTCCTTCAAGACGTAAGGCTTTTGGAAGAAGGCCAGCTTGACCTTGCATCCTGAGTACAGCGGTGTGTTCACATCTTCGATCGGTGTGCCTTCGGTATCAACAATTCCGGGTTTCATCTCCTCATTCCAGGAGAACTTCACGGTGTATTGACCGTCGGCTACCTCTTCCCAGGGTTCAGGCTTAAGGGTTGAACGCTTTGGATTAGCAAGCTTTGATTCAGCCCACTTCAAACAGTCAGGTCGTTCAGCTTCAAGTTGTTCAACAATGTCCGCGCCAACTACGGCCTTCAAGTTGTACCCGTACTTGCCGGGTTTCAGTACTGCCTGGAAACCTTCAAGGATCACAGGCTGTTTAGTAATGATGGTGTTTCTTGCCATTAACAAAAGAAATAGGTGGAGTCAATTACCTTCGCTGGTTTCAACGTATCGATAATCGGTGGTTTAGTTTCTGCTCCTATGTATGAAGCAAAAGTATTTAAGTAGTCATGCTCCGCAAATAGGTGCATGTATGTCTCACGTACGATGTCTGACAAGACAGACATATCAGTTGCACGACAAAGAACTGAGTCGTGTATGAGTGAGATTGGGGAGTCAAATCTGAGTGCTGATAGATGTAACAGAGATGCATCAAGTGAATGTATAAGATTCGGTGCAGTTGCATTCTTGTGGTGGTTTCTATCAACTTTGTCGCCACCTTCAGTGGCAACCTTGATCTTGCATCGACCCATCAATTGCAGCTCAATGGTCTGAACAGTTGGCTTCATTAGCTTTTGATTGACGGTGAAGCCTGAGGGTGTGATCCACTCAAGAGATGTGGCTCCACGGTCAATAGCATTAGCAACCTCTTGTTCAATCCACTGCATAACTTTCATGGGACCAGGAACGATCACGTTCATGGCATCACGTACAGCTTTAACGGTTGCAGTGAGATCGTCCTTCTCTACTTCGACCTTCTTTTCTTTCAAAGCTTCACGTATGTAGCCTCGATTTGAATAAGGTTTAGCGTTGTAAGGGACAGTCATCACTACCCTTTTGACAACCTTCCTGTCCATGTAAGGACGTATGCACTCAGGCACATGTGGTGCAGCTTGTTCAGCTACTACCTTGTATGCATCCTGTGGTACTTCACTGGGTAATACATTCACTAGCGCTGCTGTAGATGCGTCCCTAGCGAGCCCAGCGAGAATTTGCAATCCAGAGCAGGTAGCGTCAACGGCAACAGGCAAAAAAGTGTGATTGCGATCACATTGGATAACGCAATGAAAGTATTCATCACATGCTGCCAAAAAGGTCCATGGTTCATCAGCGACCTCCCATTCGTGTAGATAACCATCTGGATCAAGAGCAATGCTTTCGATCAGGTCATGGTTGTCTCGTGTCCATTCAAGACGTTCTTGTATGGGTGCCTTGTCAAGACCACGACCATAGGTAGTGGCAACTTGAAAGGCAAGCCAATCTTCTGCCTCGGGTGTCATGAACGACCCCTCATAAAACTTCAGTAATGACTTACCAAAGTCTGTATCTTGTGGCGTAAGAAAGGCAGGGATGGGGTAAGCCCTACCCCTGTAATCGAAGCTCCAAGGTATATAGAACTTGTCTACATCCTGGAATACTTCCACTGCGTTCATGGTCATCCTTGTACGACATGACCTCTGAAACGCTTGTGCGTTGTAGTTGTATGCCTCAGCAGCAGCTCGACGGTAAGACATTTCACTGTCTTTGTTGTCGTCAATGTCTGCTGGTTTAGGTGGAAGAGGCACCTCTACTTGAGGGACAAACTTACCGACCTCAACACGTCGTTCCATCAATGTCTGTGCGACACCAACGACGAACGGGTTAAGGGTGTATGCAACCTTCTGAATCTTGTTCAAAAAGTTGATTGGTGTTTCTCCCTGTATACGGGTGGGGTTACCGCGCCGGACCATGTCGTATCCACGCATGACCTCGTTAAGCAAGTAACCGCCTGGCCTTTCGGTATCCCAATCGTTCGGTGGAATCAACATCGGCCAGGCCAACGGGCTGAACAACTCCGCCTGTGCCATGACCTGATCCTTGACCTCCATGAATCCAGGTGAAGGGATCACGTAGGTCGGTGTCTTTCTGCCTTCACGGCGTACGTCAACCAAGAACCAACCGCTGGCTTTGCAGATGCAATCCAGCAGCCAGCCACCAAGCTTGACTCTGTTGGCACGTCCCCAGCATTCCCAGTGCGGAACGTCATACCGATTCATCAACGTCGTGATGACCTTGACTTTCTGATGGGTGCCACTGGCTCTGTGGAAGTAGTTCTCCTTCAAGGTGTGCAGTAGGCCAGGCACGTGTCGCTCGTAGTGGCGCATCATGCACTCGTTTTCAACCGCCTGACCAATGGCATCTGTGACGTTAGGCACAAGTGTCGAAGCCTTTTTGACGGCAAAGACCTTGTCGAACGTGACCTTGCAAGCAATGGCCGCGGCCACCTCTGGCTCTACGTCCTTCAGATACTTTTGGATGTCCCTGAAAGCGACACCAGCCTGACCCTTGCAAAGCCTTAGGCGAGTGTCATGAATACATGCCACCACAAGAGGCAGAAGCTGCTCAATAGAAGCCACGCCGTAGGCAGTAGCAGATGCATACTCTTTGTCTTCAAGCTTTGCGGTGTTGTCCCGAATCTTGTTAAGTCCTTGCCTTATTTGTTCCCGCTCAAGATCAACTTGAGCACTGATTTCTGCTGGAGTTGCCAATAATTAACCGCGCTAGATCTACTGGTTAGTTTCTGTGCGTATGTGCACAGGTGAGAGTGAAGTAAAGGCCAGGGACTTAGACCTGACCTGTGCCAATGCTGTTAGATCAGAAGCTCGAACCTGAAACTAGCGCGTCTACCAATTCCGCCACATCCGCATTGGGATCTCAGCGTTTTGCAACCTTGGTTCTGGGCTGCCGCTGGATGCGAAAAGGGTACTACGGCAAGTTTCTAGTCGAGCTAGATCACCGGCATTGAATGGATTGCGGTCTGTTTTGCCTCGGCTGAAACCTTGGCGTACCGCAGGGTGGTCTTGATGTCGTTGTGCCCCATGATCTCAGCCACCTGGTGAAGGGGCGTGCCCTTTCCCGCAAGGATGGTGCAGAAGGTGTGACGCAAGGTATGGAAGAGATAGTTCTCATCCAGCCCGATGTAAGCCGTCACCTTCCTGAGTTGACGAAGGAGAGTGTCCTTGTCTTGGTATTCCCAGAACACATGATCATCAATCGCATCAGCTACACGTCGTTCAAGCATTGGCTTGATCTGTGAGTTGATGGGTACCGTCCTTGTGGTGTTGTTCTTCGTCTTGTGTACGTGGATGACATTGAAGTTGAAGTCGATGTCACTTGTCACAAGCCGTAGCACCTCGCCTTGACGCATCCCTGTATGAACGGCGAAGAGGATGATGTCCCCCAGCTCAGGCATACGAAAGATGGTGTTGGCGGCCTTGACCATCTCACCGAGTTGATCGATTGAATAGAAGAACTCACGCGGTGGTGCTTCCTTCTTACGCTCGAACACGTCGGGTTTGGCAATCAGCTTGCGGCGTGCACAGTGGTGGAGCACGGTTGACACAGAGCTGATGCACCTGTTGATGGTGCCAGGACTCTTGCCTTCCTTCTCCAGCTCATGCACGTACAAGTCCATGAAGGCTTGGTCGATCTTGGAAACACGTAGCCCTAATCCGTAGTGACGGGTGAAGTGACTTGTGTTGATGATCGCTGTGGGGCGACCATTTCCGTGTACCCAGGTGTCGCGTGTCTTCAACGTGTAGTCGAGACACTGACCCCAGGTTTGATAGTCAGCCATAGAGAGTTGTCTGTAGGCGGTTTGCAAGGTGCTTGCCCTGTTGGGTCAAGCGGAACATGACCCTCCGTTTGTTGCTTGGATCTGCCTCCTTGGTGATGAGTCCCAGGCCAGGCTTACGAAGGGTCTTCTTGTCGAGCAACCAGTCGGCTGCACGTGAGCAGTTGGACGTGCTGATCTCTAGGTCTTCCTCAATCGCTTGCTTGTGACAATCGTCGTGTGTGGCGACGTACAGGAAGATGCTGAGAACAGCAGCAGTCATTTCGGGGTCACGGACCCTGATCTCCTCAATGACCTCTAGAAGAGGAAGGAGATCATCGTTCGTGATGTCCCTTTTGAGGGGGTTCATGTTGAGAGTGGGTTGGCCTGGCTGGGGTATGCCCTCCACATTCTAAACGAATCTTGCCTAGATGCACAGAAACATCGAAGAATGAGTACTTATCCCAGCCGAGGTAGAAATTGGTGAATGAAAAAAGAGTCATTAGAATTGCCACGTGGCGTAGTAAACATACCTATAAATATTCAGTTGGCTACATGCATGGATTATTGTGAACAAGTAGTTGTCGATACATCGTCCCTAACTTGCTCAATTAGAAGTTGAATCAACTCCTCTCGATTGCTGTGCATCTCGATCTCGTCTAGCAGTGTTTGCAAGCGAAAGTTGAAGGTGGCTTCACTCATTGTCGATGTTCTCAGGGTGTACGTAGTGGATGGAATCGTGTGTACAAACAACAAACTCATGCGTTGGTTTGTCCATGTACTGCGTGACCTTGGCTTCAGCAGCATGTTGTCTCTTGTACACATGCTCTTTGACCTTCTTTGTCTTCAGGTTCGTGGCGCGAATGATGCAGCAGACATCAGCAGGGATCTCCCATGCTGCGATCTTCCAGTCCATGATTTCTTCAAAGCTGTGTGTGTCGAATAGTTCGGCAGGTGCTGCCTTGAACTTCTTCCAATTGTTTGGAAAGTATGGTGCTTTACCACTCATCTGATTGCCTCACGTCTACTAGTTTCAGGGTTCTATCTGCGGCCAGCTCCAGTGCAGACCATGCAGCCTGCTCTGAACTTCGAGCGAGGATGTAGATAACCTCCCCGCTAGATAGTGTTACGTTGTACTCACGTAGTGGTCTTGGATTTACGTCTACGTGCTGGCCTTGGTTTGGGCGGTGGTCTGTCATTAGCGTCCATG